TTAAAAATTCATTATATAAATGTAAGTTATGAGCAAAATGGTAATAGGTGCCTACTTCTATTTTAACTTCATTAGCGACTAATTCAAGAAGTTTACTAAAACAATATTGATCATTACAAAAACCATACCACATATCATTTGATCTCATTAACACCGCCATATTTAACTTATTGTTTAATATAGTAAACTGAACAGCATAAGTGCAAGGTGTATCTTTGTGGTATGTGTCTATTTCTTTACCATCATATATAGATATAGTTGCTTGTCTTGTTAAATTGTTTGATTTTAGTTTGTCTATAACTTTTTCTAGTTGTGCATTTCTTCTCCATTGCCAACCGTAGTTAGATCTAACATTGCCATCAGAATCCATCATTTTACTCCAAATAGGAGCAAATTTAGATATAACTTGAGCGTTTGGATTACCAGATAAATACCAGTCCCATTCTCTTTTAGCGTAAGTGTGATTCCATTTTCTAAATTTAGTATTAATTATATTGTCTAATGGATCTAATATTTCAAATCCAACATTAAACAAAGCTTTAGTGTCACTAAAATCTTTACCAATACTATTAATCATTTCATAGTAGGTTTCAAATGCTTCTTGTGCGTTTTTAAATACCATATTTTTTAAAATCTTTTAAATCGTTCCAATCTCTATACGAATTTACTAATTTTTTATCAATATCTGGCTGTAAAGCGTTTCCTGCTACAGAAAAAAACCAATCTCCTTTATTACCATATCTATTTAAGTAGTCCCAACCTTTAGAATCATAAGAATCCTCACAATTAAAATCAGTTGGAATTAAATCAGATTTAGTATTAAAAGCTTTATGATATGAATAAAACTCTGCATTACCTAGTTCACCGTGTTGAATATTTCTAGCTACAGCTACTGCTTTAAATTTAGTTTCAGGCAATGCTATCTGCATTGTTCTAGTTAAAACACCTGTAGATATTACAGACCACATTGTTTCTGGTTTCTTTCTGTCTTTAAAGTAATCATAAAAAGCTCTAACACCTCCTGCTATTACTAAAGGATGATTTAAACCTAAAGGAACAAAGTATGCTCCTGTCTTTTTAGCATAAGATTTTGCTAACACTCCTGCATTTGGCATCGCAGCTATTCTAGCGAATAAAGGTTTAGCTCCTAACTGAATGCAAAGTGCTTGATGATCGCTAACTTCTTTAGAAGCTGGCATAACCAAAGTTAAATTTAATCCGTATCTCTTGCACAACCAAGCTAAACTTATACCAGCATATCCTCTTCTAGGCTGCACGTAAACTATTTCACTTACGCCTAGGTCAACTAAGTTTTGTATAAAAAATTCACCTGATCTAGCCTTGTAACCAACCTCACAAGACAAGGACTCATCTATGACATTAAAGCCATTTACATTGTGTACTTCAAATTCACTAAACGAAGATTTAAAGTACTTTGTTTTCTCTAGGTAATTCTCTAAAGAATTGTAACAAAGCAAGTCGTTATTCTCTTTTCCTTTTTGCTTATTTAAGAACATTATTTTTATATTTAATTCCGTTATTGTTTTTAACATGATCAACTGATTGAAAGTTATTAGTGTATCTTATAAAGTCACAAGCTACATCCTCCATGTCGTAAGGCTTAGAATAGTTACCAGTAGATTTACACAAATAAGCTAATGCATCATCTGTCTTTTTCTTAGGTAATATTAACTTTAAGCACTTCTTAGCATTTGTGCCTACGTATACATCACTTTCTCTATCTACATTGTTAGGAAAGTATTCCGCTAAATCCATAGCAAAAGCCGTTAACACAAAGTTTTGTCTCTTATACCCGTTTTTAATAAGAAACTTATTGCCAAAGTCTACTATTTCTTTTATACCTACTTTTTTGTGTTCAATAAAATCTAGAATATCATAAACTAACACTAAAGATTCTCTTTTTATAAATGCATTTAAACCTCCTTTAATCATTGGCAATAAGTAACCTTTTACATCACAAAATTTACTATCAGGCATACTGTTAATCCAATTCTCTGAATTAGTCTGACCGTTTACCAACATATCTACTACCCAGAAATTACCAAAACCATGAGTATTAAAAGGTAAATCAGTTTTAGGAATATAATTAATACCAGACCCACAAAGTCTAAAAAGGTAACTTAAAACTACAAAATCAAAATCGCTTATAGATAAAGAATTTTTAAAGTACTTTCCATTGCCTTTGGGATCACTATCTCCTAATTTAATAGCTTCTAACAAACTACTAAAAGCAGCGTATCTCCTGTTAACAACATCATAAATAGGAACGTTCCAAACTAAATCATCGTCAACATCAGATTCTTTCCAGTTAATACCCTGAAACTTAAGCTCTTGCATTTTCTTTGCTTTATCGTAGTAATCAAAGAAACTATCTAAATCGTTCAATCTTGACATATCAGTTCGTTTAAAAATTTATAGCTCTTTGGTCTCAAGTGTACGGACTGCTTTGATTCCATACATTCAAAAGACAATCCTGCTTCGTAATCAAAATCCCATTCTATTAAATCATAACCATAATGTTCGCAGCCTCTTTTTAATAACTTATTGAACTCTTTAACATAAAATGTTCTTTCTTCTTTTGTTCCATAAAATGATTTACCATTCAATAAACCTGTTCCAGGAAGCTTTCTTGATTCATCTTCTATAGCTAGTAAAGATACTAAAGTAATCTTTTTTAAATTAAGATCTACTAATTGCTCAAACAATCTTCTAATTAGATCTACCACTGATTCTCTACCTTTAAATCTGTTTATGTGAAACCTAACATCTATGTTTCCGGCATAAAACACAAGCTCTTCGATATTAGAAGTTATGTAGTTTTTTAAGCCTATATTTAAGAATCCATTTAATGTCTTACCGTCGTTTCTATTAATAGCGTAACCAGGCCTATATACAGATACAGTATGACTATCACCTAAAATTAGTTTATTTGATATTAATTTAAGGTCTATGATTTTAGGAATCTTATTACAAGACAATCCTTTTAGTTCTTTTCTTTTCTTACATACTACATTGTAATCAATCATCTCGTTTACGCAAAATACTTTACCTTTAAATTCATTTAACTTAGATAGTCTAACGAATACATTGTCTTGTACTCCTCCAAAGAAGTTAAAAACACCTTCTCTGTAGTTTATACCTTCTGACAAAATAAGCTCATCATAAGCATTCCAGTCGTCTTTTTCAGTAAGTACATCCGCTTTTAATATGCTTTTTAATGCTAAAGTCCATCCGCCATTGTGGCTGTTTAAACTTGTAACAGGATTGCTAACTACTCCTACTATTGCTCTCATGCTTTCTTTTTGTTTTCATAATTATTAAGTGCTCCTATGTACGCAACGGCGTCAAGTAAGTTGTCCTCTTTGTGAGTATAAGACTCTCTGCTGAGCTTTAATGCTATCATGTATTTATACATGTCTTCGGCTGTTGTATCATTACCTGTCATGCCAGATGCTATCTTAGCTGCTCTTTCCATACCTTTAGAGAATGGTCCGTACATCCTTTCTTTCTCTTCAGATCTTTGGTTTATTATTTTGTTTGCTTCTTCTAATATATTCATATCTATTCTGTTTTAAGTTTTAAAAGGTTATAACAAAGTAAGTACCTTTCTCTTGCTTTGCTTTTATGTATTTTTTTAAACAATTCAAATACCTTTCTAGTGTATTGGTACTTAGTAACGCAATCAACCAAGTATTTTTTAGTAAACTTAATACCATATCCCTTGCAATAGTTTACATTATCAGCAGTATCTCCTATTATCATTTGCTCATAGAAATTATATAAGGCTTCTTCTTCTGTTATATCGTGTACGCACTGGTGTTTTATATGGTAATTATACATTAAACAAGGAAACTGCTTATAGTCTTTATCTATGCTAACTATCATTACTTCATTCCTTCCGTATTCTTGGGTCATATTAAACCAATACTTAGCGACCACGTCGTCTGTTTCTACACCAGCTTCTGCTATTCCCCCATATTGTTCTGTTACAAAGTTATGTACTTGTCCTAGAAGTTCTGGTCTAGGTTGGTTCTTTCTGTTAGCTTTATAGATCTTAGATATTTTTGTCCTAAAATTACCCTTTGAGTTGTTAAATAGTAAGTAGTCATCTACTGGGTAGATTGCCTCAATCTTATTTACAATAGACATAAACACTTCATCAAACTTAGCTGTAGCATCACCTATATTATCAAAGTATGGGCTATCTTCTTTATGTTCTCTTTTTTTAAAGCAGCTTGACCATACAAGGCTATC